TATACCGTTTTCTTGATAGAATCCATACTTACAAATATAATAGGCATCTACGATATCAGTAATTGGATTCCATGATTTGTTTATTATACCACATTTTTCGCGAATGTCAATAGAAACTTCTTCCTCAAACGCTTCAATCATTCTTTCTTTATTTGCGTTTCCTTTACCACTTGCGAACTTCTTAATCACTGTTGGTGCAAATACTCCAAACTTTCTTTCTTGTTCATAAAGCTTGTGTTTAAATAAACCTGCATTTTCTGCGATTTGAAATACTCGTCCTACTGCACCAAATGCGTATCCTTCAATTCCAACAAAGTCAGCATCAAGTACTTTCTCTAAAGACCAAGAACCTAACATATCATATCGTTCCTGGTCGCTTGTCCAATTGTCAGGATACATTGTTGCTACGTATTGACCTTTTTCACCTTGTAGCAACTTCTTTTGTTTTACGTAATAATAAAACGTGCAATTTTCATATTTCCATTCATCACCAACATGAACACAAATAGCAGGACTTGATAAACTATAGTCCACTCCTGCGAATTTCATAATGTACTCCATAATTTAATTATAGAGTTATTTATTCATTTCAGCTCTATAGAAAACATGACTGCCTATAGTACCAACTTGTTGTAATGTTGGAGCCCAATATGGTTCAATCCAATCAGCGTGATAATGTGTTGCTCCTTCAGTTAAACCGCGATACCTTCCATCGTTTATTATCTGAACTGATATTAAAACAGCTTCTCTCCACGAATCGGAATCATAAGGATCATCTGATTTTCCATCACAATACCAACTAAACTGACATTGGTTTCTAATAGGTACAAGCACATTAGGGTCCTTCCAAGAAGGTTTGTGTTTACCCTGATATATAACATCACATACAGTAGAAGGGTATCTAGTGTCATATACACGATTTAAGACAACATCAGCAACAGCAAACTTGCCTGCTAGGTTATCGGATCTTGCTTCATGATATACATTAAGTGCCATACAATGTTCAGCACGAGTTAAAACGTAATCAACCTCAAGCTGAATTGGTTCTGCCTGAGGTTGTGCGTTTATTACAAAAAGAGGAGAGACAAAAGTCAATCCTATCAAAAATATAATTAAAGAGGTTCTCATGTACTTCGGCAGTAATGGTCATATAACGCTTGTCCTTTTAGCTCTTTGCCAAAAGTACGAAGAAGTTTTCCGTCTTGTGTCCTTTTAATTAAACCACAATTATATTCTACGTCAGTAACCATTTTTCCATTCTCTGTATCTTCAGGATGGTCGTCATACCACATAGAATCAAAAGAATGTACATGTAAAGACTTGACTTGCATTGCCCAATCTTCAGCTTCTAACAAAGTTTTTTGTTTTTCGACCACGTCATCATATTGCGTCATAGTTTTTCTCCCGGAGTGAAACCCCTAAATGTTTTAAATCTTGGAAATCTTAAACTGTATTCGTCTTCGGAATCTTGACTTATTGTAATGGCATCAGCTCTTACTTCAACTAATTGACCAACCACAGAGTCAAGGTTATTCCAAATATCATCCCGCATATCATCGCTGAGACCTGTGCCAACATTAACCTTGATAAACTTACCTTCATCGGTACCTTCACAGACAAGTGCTCCTGTGCTTCCTTCATTTTTTCCTGTTCCTTCTTCAACATCGGTGACTTTAAGTGTTACTTCAATATAAGGTTTCATTTTCAACCAACCATAGCTTCGTTTACATTCGTAAGCTCCACCTATAGGTTTAACCATAATACCTTCATAACCGTTTTCAATTGCTTCATTATTAATTTCTTTAAACTTATCAGCATCATCTTCGATGTTCAAAGTATAATATTTTAATAAACGAATACAATCTTCAAAATACTCGGATTCTGAAAATCCTTTTAATAAGGACTTTCTTTTATCGAGAGGTAAGGTACTTCCTCCTGTCATAAATTCGTCAAGAGGTAGGAAATCAAATAATGCAAAATACGCATCTTCAGTTTGAGCACCTTCTTTCCTATGTACTTGTTTCATTAATGATTGAAAATCTTCTGACATAACTTCACCGTCAAAAACTAGATTATCAAACATCTTCTTACTGAATGCTTTTTCAATATGTGGGAAGTTATTTAATTGTTTTCCATTACGAGAGTAAATAGTAGCATTGCCATTCTTAACAATTACAATTGCCCTAACACCGTCGTACTTATATTCAACAACAACATCTCCTGTAATCCTTTTAGGATTGTTATCACCACTATGAGCAAGCATACATTTGAACACAGGAATAGTTCCTGGCTTTGCCTTATTGACTGTACTTACAGAGAAACCTGCTCTAAAGTCTTTAATTAAGATTCTACGATACCAATCGTTCCATTGTTCTTGTGTTGCTTTTGCCATTAATACAAGGATTGCATCTCGAGCAGCATTTCCTGTTAATGTTCTGTTCTCAAGTTTAGAAGCAACAGCAACAAAATCTTCAGGAGTAATACCTTCTCCTGTAGGATCTTTCTTTTCAGGAACTTGAGCAACACCGAAGGTCACCATATTATCAAGAGCAAGTTGTAAACCTGCTACGAACTCCGGATTATCAACATTAGCTCTGATAACATCTTCTTTAAAAAGTTTACTATTGTCAGATTCTAATTGTTGTATAATTTTCCAAGGTTCAGTCATTCGATTCATCTTCTCCGTAACGACCACGATCTTCGTTGCCGTCATAATTTAATTCAGTCATTGCCTTTTGTTTCATCTTTTGATTTTTAAGGTGAGGGTATCTTGTATATGCAGGGTGTGCAAATTCAGAACTTAATTCTGTATCTTCATCGACATCAGCATATCCATACCAATTAGCTCTTTCACCATTGAACTCTTCGGCATGAGCTTCTTTTGATTTTTTCTTTCCGAAGATACGATCCCAACCATCATCATACGCCTTATTAGGCGCTTTGCTTGTTAGGTTATCTCCGGTAATATCGTTCTTACCCAAAGTTTAACTCCAATTGTTGGTGGTCCATAAATTCGTTGCCTGTCTTACGAAAGAATATGCAACCATCAGGGTCCAACTCTAATGTGAATGTATCTCCAACTTGTAGTGGAGTCCTGTCAATTTTAACTTGTGAATACGGTTCTAAGGGCCTGTCTTTATCAGTTAACTTGAGACCGTATTGGTCGATTGAAAATGTAAAGTCACAATATAATGTCATCTTGCCATCCTTGATATTTCTTCAGCTTGTTTTTGGTCAATCACAGGAACAGCGTTAGACTTATGCATTGTAGCAATACCCTTAACTAATGTACCTGTGTACTTTTGTGATTCTTTCTTTGTACCTTGTCCTGCACTTGCCATCGACATCTCCATGCTTGGATACTGTGGAGTTTCACGACGATAAGTTTTTGGTTGAGAATAATTTTTGAAATCGTCACGATTTAACTTAGTTTTACCTAAGCAATAATCTATATATTCCTCTACAGTATCGTAACGAAGGTCATGAAGACCGTTTGACTTTGCCCACTTATTATGTTTACGCCAATCAATTTCGTATTGGGCAAGTTTTGCTTTTGTGATTTTTATTTTACGCTTTCGAGTGTTAAGCGTTGATAATCCACGAACTAATGCCATAATATAAAATCCATTCAAAAAGGTTGTTCAGTGGTTGGTCCTTTGGCGTCAGATTCCTACTCAGTATATCGGTAGTTCAAAAGTTGCTCCCGGACTCGGTAGCCGTCGTGGGTCCTAAATCTTACGATCTCGCCGTCATGGTTTATTCCCACTGAACAAAACAATTATAATCTATTGATATAAGAATGTCAATAGTTTATCTGTAATTTCTTTTTCCTCTTGCATTGAATGCTCTATTTTCCATAGAGATTCTTTTCTGATGTCTTTTAATACCTTCAGCCTTTTTCCTTTTTCTTTTAGCGGTAGGCTTTTCGTAAAATTCTCTTTTTCTCAATTCCTTCAGAACTCCTGCCTTTTCAACATTCTTTCTGAATTTCCTTAATGCAACATCAAATGGCATTGGTGTAGGTGGTCTTTTATCTTTAGGATGTCTTTTCCTAGGTCTTAAGTCGACCGATAGACCATTATTAAAGTTATTATTATATCTCATATACCGTATATTATACTATAGTTCATTATGAATGTCAATAGTTTTTATGAAATTATTTTTTACCATCAAAATAGTCGGTCATCCATACAGCTGCATACCATGCTGCGACAGGAATGACAAATAAAAGGATTACCGAAAAATGCCAGTATGTCACTCATATTTACCAGAAGCTACATACTTATTATATGTATCTTCGTTAATAAGTCCTTCGGAAAGAATCCTTTTACGATTCTCTAAATGTTGTTTTTCAACATCGTCCTTACTTCCACCGTGGTATTCAACTGCATGACCTTCTTTGACCATGATTTCAGTTACTCGACAGACACGATCATCAGCATGATAATATACATTAAAGTCACCAAGGATACGACCAAACTTACCTTTAGCATCTTCTCCTCCTCGTCCTTTAAATGTTTTTAATACCACATCAGATTTTAATAATTCTTTTAATCTTTTCTTTGCTGCGAGGCCAAATAATTTTTCAATCTTATTCCTAGTTCTGGACTCTGGTGTATCAATTCCCATAATACGAACACGCTCGTTGCGAAGCCAAACGCCAAAACCCAAGTCAATATCGACATCTACGGTATCTCCGTCTACTACTTTAATTAATTTTGCTTTATACTCATACATCTTTAATCTTCCTTTTTAGTCATCTTTTCTAACCATGACTCATTTCTGCCTGCTTTCTTTTCTTCCCAATCTTGTATTGCTCTTTTGATTGAATCTTCTGCCAATACAGAACAATGTATTTTGATTGGAGGTAATTCCAAAGCATCAGCTATTTCTTTATCTTTAATATTCTTTGCTTCTTCAATCGTCTTACCAATTAACATTTCAACAAACATACTGCTTGAAGCAATAGCAGAACCACAACCATAAGTTTTAAATTTTACATCTTCGATGACTTCAGTCTCAGGATTCAATTTTAAATCCAATTTCATAACATCGCCACAAGCAGGTGCACCTGTTAACCCAGTCGCAACATTAGGATCGTTAGGGTCAAACCTTCCGACTCCATGTGCTTGTGGATTATTAGTTACTGCTTCAAATCTTTCGATAACTTTTTTGGAATAAGGCATATGTTTATTTATATAAATTCATAAAATGCATACACCAAAGCAATCTCCCAGGGAAGGATAACAAGTGATAAAATTATTGTTCTTTTAACGAGGTCTTTTACACCAAACATTTACCCACCATTTAAAATATTTTCTGCCTTCACCATAAGCGGCAGATGCCAATCTATTATAAATCATTTTTGAACAAAAAGGATTCCTTTATGAGTTGACATAATTTCATTTCTTTCTCTCGACCACTCAGGTCTAGGAGTTGACCTTTCATAGCCTTCATGATTCTGATATATGTTTTCGGCTCCCATACCATCAAAGCCTAATAATATAATTGTATCAAACCAACCAGATTCACATGCTCTTAACAGTGCTCTTGAACCAGAACTAATTGACATTTCAGGCATTGTCCTAACCATATCTTTATCGTCTGTCCAAGTGACATAAGTAAATTCATCAGTACCTGAAACAACACAAGTTTGACGATCTTCTCTATCATTTGAAATAACAGGCTTGCCTAATTGTTTTGCTAACATATAACCTTCGTCACCGGGAAGAGTTTCCCATTCAGAAAAGTAACAAAGATTTTCTTTACAATATCCTGACTTGTAAATTAAGTGCTGCATATATACATCAACACAAACTAACGCATCAGGCTTTTCTTTATATGCGCCATTACACCCATACACAAATGCATCTGGGTATTCTTCTCGGTAATTGATTCCCATACGGGATTCTCCATTACCTAATATAATGCAAGTCTTATTTCCCTTGTCCACGATACTTCTTATATGATCTTTTTTTTGATTTGTTCATCGTTGCCATTGACCTTGGTCGTCGACCAATTGAGGTACCTTTTTTGATACCATTGTGGCTTGACTTGAACGCACTGCTCGTTTTTGCCATCTTTATCTCTATTCGTTATAATTTATACTTGTTGTTATTTTTTGTTTTTGGAACTTAGGATCTTCTCTCCATTCTTTCCAAACCTGCTCGGTTATCGGTCCTTGTCTTTTAAGACAATAGTAAGTGGTGATTCCACCAAATACCATAGGACATAAGAATATAGCAAGTAATCCTAATTGTCCAATACCAGCTTCAAAGAACTGTTTAAGTGCTATCATTTCCATTTTGTGGGATCCTCTAGGATGTCAATAATTCTTTCCCCCAGTTCAACGAAATCTTGTTCTTTATAGCCTCTTGTTGTTTCGGCTGCGGTACCCAATCGAATACCACTTGTTTCTTTAAAGTTTCTCGGATCATTTGGAATACCATTTTTATTACAGGTAATTCCATGCATCTCTAATGTATCGGCAGCTTCTCTTCCACTCAGTTCAGATTGAACTAAACTAACAAGAATGATATGTGAATCAGTTCCGCCTGTTAGTACTTCTAATGTTTTTGCTTTATCTAATGTTTCAGCGAATGCTCTTGCATTGCGAACAACTTGAGCAGCGTATTCTTTAAATTCTTTTGTGTCTGCTTCAATAAATGCTTGTGCTTTTGCCGCGATGATATTCATCAACGGACCACCTTGTGTTCCTGGGAATACTGCACCATTAATCTTTTTACAATAATCTGGGTTATTCCATAATATAATTCCACCACGAGGACCACGGAGCGTTTTATGAGTTGTAGAAGTAACGATATCAGCATAAGGTACAGGACTATCATATACACCGCCTGCGACTAAACCTGAATAGTGAGCCATGTCAACTAATAAGTAAGCACCACAATCAATTGCGATATCTTTCATTCTTGCCCAATCAATTTGTCTAGGATATGCCGAGGCACCTGCGATTAACATTTTAGGTTTATGTTCTTGTGCTAACCTTTCAACTTCATCGTAATCAATCATACCCCATTCATCAACACCATAGGTATATGAATTAAACCATTTACCTGAAATAGTGACAGGAGCTCCATGAGTTAAATGACCACCGCTTGCCAAATCCATTCCAAGAATTGTATCACCAGGTTTCAGGAATGCTTTAAAGACAGCAAGGTTTGCATTTGCTCCACTGTGTGGTTGAACATTCGCAAATAAACATCCATAGATATCAATCAGCTTTGAGATTGCTAACTCTTCAATCTCGTCCATGAAATCACATCCGTTATAATACCGATGACCAGGATAGCCTTCTGCATATTTGTTTGTAAATTCAGAACCGCACATTTTCATAACAGCTTTTGAAGCAAAGTTTTCAGAAGCAATTAATTCAACTGTGCCTTTTTGTCGTGCAAGCTCACGCTGATAAATTCGATTTACCCTATCGTCTAACATTTATAAATTTTCCATCCTATATTGATTTAGTTTAATAAAATCGTAATAAGTACCTATGTACTCATTGTCTTCAAAAATTTGTGGGAGAACGTAAGTGCTTACATTCTTTTCTTTGAGTATATTATAATACTTTTCGATTCCAATGTCAAGGAATTTATACTCTCCATACCATTTTTGTGCATATTTCTTTGCTTTATCACAAAAGGCACAGGATCTTGTACCATATATGTATATCACGGTTTAGGAGATTCGTCTTTCCATTTGTTAATGAAATCTAATTGTTTTGCCTGACTCCATTCCTTAATGATTTCAGGATTGTCTTCGGCAAAGATAGAAAGAATCTTTTCAGTATCAACCAAATCTATGTTAGTGATTGTTTCACCTAACCATTTTTGACTGAACTCTTTGACTTCTTCGGTTGTCACTGCATCAGCTGCCCATTCTTTTGCCAGCTTATCAGTTAATTTTACTTCTTCGTTCCATTCTTGCATTTCGCTTTTTGGAACAACATAACGCTGCCTGAACATTGAGACAGTATCAATTACTACATATTCGCTTTTCATAATTTCCTCTAAACATATAATAGTCCAATTAAGAACCCAACATTGAGTCCCAGTGAACAAAATAATAACAAGTCTTTAGCGTAAGGTGTTTCCGTTCCCTTCTCTACGTACTCTATCGTTATAGGCCGATCTTGCCATTGCATCTGCGGCATCCTCTACGGCGCTTGGCTTAATTTGACGACGTGTATTAAATGGAGCGCCTATTTCCCTTTCGTATACTGTCTTTCCTTTATCAGGACTTTCGTAAATCTTTGGCATAATATATCTCCTTATACAAATAAATCAATTAGAGCCATTGACCCTAACATAAAACCCAATACACATACTTGTATAATACTTGCGTAAAATACTTGTTTCATTGGATGGATTTCAACTAACTTCTCCACGATGGATTCATCAGGAGAAAGGTTCACTGCTTGAAGAATCTTTTCTTCAGTACTTTTTGTCATTATCTAATCTTCTTTTAATTTTATGGAGTAGGAGTTCGGCTTCAGGATATTCGTCCATCATATCAACTACTTTATCAATCATGTCCAAATCCAATAACATATCATTTCTTCGAGTAATCCAATCTTGAATCTTTTCTTCTCTGATTCGTTCTTGCTCTAAATAGTGCATATCATGTAGCTTTTTGATGAAAGCATTGATTTGCATCCATTTATGATAATCAATTTTTCCGTCCTTATCGAACGGCATCTCGTCGTTCTTTCTACTCATAAATCTATTTATCTAAATAATCCAATTTTCTTACCGTCTTTTATTCTTTGGTCATATTCTTCTGGGCTTGAAGGATACTGCCAACCCCACCAGGCACCAAATGCCATAAAGGAACCAGAATAAAGGACTGCTTTCCAATTTCCTGTAAATACAATCATTAAGATTAAAGCTAATGCCATAAATCCTAACATTCCATATTTTGCCTTTAAAGGAAATACTTTCTTTGTTTCCCAGTTTGTTAAAAATGGTCCAAAGATTTTGTGGCCATATAACCACTTGTGCATACGCTCAGAGCTTCTTGCGAAACAATAAGCGGAGAATACAGCCGGAATACTAAAAGGTATACCAGGCATTATAACACCTATGTATGCAATTCCTAATAATACAAATCCTGCCGCCATCCATAATAATTTTTTTAAGTTCATATTGGTCTTCTGTTTATAGTTGTAGTTAATCCACTACGTTGTTCTTCAACTTCCATGTTCATAATTTGTTTTTCATCAACAAGAGGTTTCGTAGGGCGTTCACGGTCTCTTTTGAATGCTGCGGTTGATACAATCAACAACATAATCGCAAGAGGGTCAAATACAAAGATGATAGTTAAGATAACCCAACGAACAGCATTGTCATACATAGACTCTGCTTCTTCACCGTATATCATATCAGCAATATATTTTACAGGACCTAGTTCAGCTTCTTGTTCTAATTGTAATCGCTGAATAGGCATCTTCTGTTCATTTAATTCTACAATCTCTGCTACTAAAACATCAATTGCTTCATTGATTTCATTTCTCTCTGTGGTCTGAACTCTGTTGACATAATTACGATCTTCAGGTTTACTTGTTTGTAAAACATAATCTAAGTTTTCCAATCTTCCTGTGAGATTGTCTAATTGTAATTGTTTACCGTCTAATCTTTTATCAACAATACTTGCTTCGAGTGAATAAGTATCTCCAGTCACCGCGCTGTCAATATGAGCTTTAGATAAGAAACCAAATATTCCCATACTTGTAATTAACATAAGTACCACGACAGCGGTGGTGAAATATGCTCGGACCAAATTATTGATTCTGTCCCATTCATAATGGAGCCAGGCTGCAGATACAACTTTACCAAATTCTAATATACTTGCCATGAAAGCAATTGATAAAGCAGCACCACTGAATATTGTCATCAGTCCTATAATACTAAAATACGCAGCTGTTCCTGCGAGTGATAATGATGTAAATAGTGTTAACCATTTCATTGTGAGTACCTCCAATTCACATCACTGTGTTTTTGTTCGTCTGCACGGACATGTAATATCATATCTCTTAAAGTTGCGTCATTGTCCATTGTATAATAATTTATTGCTAATCTCGGTGCAGGCGGATTAGGTAATATTCCTTTGTCTATTAATTTTATATATTCCGTATAACTCTTAACTGCTTCTTCCTCAAAGTAATGTACCATACGATGAGCGGTCTTTGGAAAGAATACATACATTAGAAAATAAAAATTCCAAAAGATACCTTGGGCTGCTAATATTAATAGCCTTTCAAATAAATTTGGTTTCGCGATTTCAATAAAGAACATTAAATGCATTCTTTCGTTTTCAGCTTCTTCAAGCAATTCGCGAATCATTGGTCCATATCCTGTTTTCATTTGTCTTAAACTTCTCAAATGAACCCACATACCTGCGACCATACCTGGGACACCTGCTATAGTTTCTAGAACTACTGCTCTATGTCCATATCTTTTAGCAAAGAATGTATCGGCAAAGAACCGAAAAAACTTTGTCATACTTCTTGCTACGGTATCCTTCATTCGTATTCTTTAAACGTCTCCTTCAACGCAATTACTAAATCGTCCATCATACCATTGGTGTGTAATGGTGTTGGTGTAATTCTAAGCCGCTCTGTACCCACATCGACTGTTGGATAATTAATTGGCTGAATATAAATTCCATACTCATTTAATAACCTATCTGACATTACTTTACATTTCTTTGCATCTCGTACCATTACAGGTAAGATATGAGTACACGCTTTATCATGTATCTCAATATTATTTTCAATCAACAAAGATTTTAATGTTGCTGCTCGTTCTTGATGTTGTTCTCTAAGTTCGTTGTGTTCTTTTAACCATCTTATTGAAGCAATTGCTCCTGCGCACATAACAGGACTTAAAGAAGTTGTAAAAATAAATCCTGAGGCTACGGAGCGAATGGCATCGAGAACAATACTATCACCAGCAATATAACCACCGTGACAACCAAACGCCTTTCCAAGTGTTCCATTTATAATATCTACTCTATCAGAGAGTCCTAACTTTTCGCAGTACCCAGCTCCTGTGTCACCATAAAGTCCTACTGCATGAACTTCATCAATATATGTCATTGCTCCATAAGCATCAGCAAGATCACATATTTGTTCGATTGGTGCAACATCTCCATCCATACTATATACGCTTTCAAATACAACACATGGAACTTGATTATTCATTTTAGCTGTTTGTAAGGCAAGCTCAAGTTCGTCCATGTTATTGTGTTCCCAAATAATCTTATCAGCTCTTGAATGTTTAATACCCATAATCATAGAAGCATGATTTTTATTGTCGGATATAAAACAGATATTTGGTATAATACGGCTCAGTGCAATTAACGTCCACTCATTAGCAACATATGCTGATGTAAATAATAAACCTTTTTCTTTTTTGTGGAGTTTTGCTAATGTTCTTTCAAGCGTGACATGATAATGAGAGGTACCGCCAATATTACGTGTACCTCCACTACCACTTCCTGTTTTTTCAAGTGCAGTTGCCATCGCATCGATGACATACTTGTTTTGTCCTTGACATAGGTAATCGTTAGAACACCAATTCACAATTGTCTTTGGTGAATACTTTGAATACCATGTTGCTTTAGGAAAGTTTCCCCTCTCCCTTACAATATCATTAAAGACTCTATATCGACCATCGTCTTTAAGTGAGTCAATTAAATCTTGAAAGATTTGTTTGTTTATCATATCTACGCCTTAAGCTGCGTAGGCATCATCCCATTTTCCGGATAAACCAGCAACTTCATATTCCGTCACACGGTTTTCAAAGAAGTTTGTATGGTCGGCACCATTCAGTACCCATTCTAACCAAGGTAATGGATTTTCTTTTACCTTGAAATTAGTTTTCATGCCTAACTGAAGTAATCTTCTATCTGTTATATATCTTATATATTCTTTTACTTCGGATTTATCCAGACCTTCAATAGTACCTAACTCGTAAGCAAGGTCAATGAACTTGTCTTCAAGGTCAACAATATCTTTTGACATTTCATAAATTTCGCGTTTGAAATCGTTGTCCACGACACGAGAATGTTCTTTTACAAATGCTTTGAATAATTTAGAATTACCTTCAACGTGAATAGACTCGTCTCGTATACTCCACTCAACTACTTTACCCATACCTTTCATTTTACCGAAACGTTGAAAGTTAAGTAACATAACGAAAGAAGCAAAGAGAGCAACGCCTTCGTTAAATACAGATTTTGCTAAAGACAGACCAAGACCACGTAAAGTGTTTGTATCTGCTTGTCTCATATAATCAATCTTGTCTGCCATTTCAGAATACTCTAGGAATGCGTGGTATTCAGAATCAGGTAAACCTAAAGTTTCGTTTAATAATGCATACGCTCTTTGGTGAATACCTTCTCGAGCAGCAAACGAACCTAACATATTACGGACTTCGTTATTTTTAAACTTTGGAATAAATTGGTCATAATAGTTTTGACCTACAGCAACATCAGACTGAGTAAACAATCTTAAGATGTTTGTAATATATTCTTTTTCAATCGGAGTGATCTTACCACCTTTCCAATCAGCTACATCTTCAGACAAGTCAAGTTCATCTTCAATCCAATGAGCTTTTTCATGTCTTGTTGTAATTTCAACAGCCCAAGGATAATGAAACGGTTTATATGTTTCAGAGAATTCCAATAAGCCACCTTGTTTCTTTACAAGTTTATCAGAGATTGCCATCAAATCATTATAGGTACCGATATGTTCATCGTTAATCCAAATCTGAGGTACAGATTTAACGGCTTTACCATTACTATGTTTTTGATAAAAAGCTAATCTTTGTTCTTCATCATCTAATAACACTTGAGTATAACCAAATCCATGTTGTGTAAACCATGCTTTTGCCTTTTCACAAAAAGGGCAATTTGATTTGGTATAAATTAGTACTTCCATTTTCTTTCCTGTTTTTCTATCATCCTTCGCAGGCGATGCACTCATCTTGTTGTTCCTCCGAGCCGTTGCTGAACTTAATTGAGTCTGGGTTAATAATATCATCTAACTTTTCACGTTCGATTTTTTGCGATACATTCTCTGCGCGGTTAGATGTTTCTGTTCTTAAATAATATAGTCCTTTACATCCTTGTTTCCAAGCTTGGTAATGTACTTGATGTAAGGTTCTTTTATCAGCTCCAGCAGGGAAGAAGATATTTAGCGACTGACCTTGACATAGGTACTTTTGTCTTTCTCCTGCTAATCGTATAAGAGCTAACTGATTAATTTCAATTGCTGTTTGGAATACCTCTTTCACATGGTCATGTAAAAAATCTAGGTGTTGCACTGAACCACCGTTTGTAATAATCGTTGACCATACCTCTTCGGTATTCTTTCCAATTTTTTCCAATTCTGCTTCGAGATATGGATTTTTATTTAGGTGAGATCCCACCCTTGTTCTAGAAGTAAATGCATTTGCTTTCCAAGGTTCAATACTTGGACTTGTATTTACAATCATAGAACTATTTGCGTTTGGAGCAATAGCTAACATATGAGCGTTACGACGACCTGTTCCTTTCATATCAGGAGCTTCACCTCGACGCTTACCCATTTCTAAAGTAGCTGCTAATGCTTCATCTTTAATATGTTTAAATATTGCTTCATTAATACCAACAGCCTGTTCGCAGTCAAATGGTACTGAATGCTTTTGTAGATACGAATGAAAACCCATCGCACCTAAACCTAATGATCTTTCTTGTTGTGCTGAATATCTTGCTTTGCTAATTTCGTCGCCTGCATGGTCAATAAAGAACTGTAATACGTTATCTAAAAATACAGTTAAGTCTTTGACCATCGGAGTGCCAACCCATTCGTCATATTTTTCAAGGTTAACCGATGATAAACAACATACTGCTGTTCTATCTTCAGAGGTCACTAAATGAATTTCATTACATAGGTTAGACCCCTTAATTGTTAAACCCTTTGCCTTTTGTGCATCAGGTAAAGCACGGTTTGCTGTATCAATAAAGTTAAGATACGGTTCACCTGTTCTATAACGTGTTTCTAAAATCAACTCCCATAGTTTACGAGCTGACATTGTATCACGGACTGATTTGTCATTTGGGTCTAATAAGTTCCAATCAGAACCTGACTCAACCGCTTCCATAAATTTGTCTGTAATATTCACTGCGTGGTGTAAATTTAAATTCTTACGGTTTACATCACCTGTAGGAATACGCATATTAATAAATTCTACAATGTCAGGATGGTCAACATCCATATATGCAGCATAAGAACCTTTTCTTGTTCTTCCTTGACGGTAAGCAACCATATCAGCATCAACAGTATGTAAGAACGGCATAGGTCCTGGAGCTTTCTTTGATACAGCACGAATATCAGACCAATGACCACCTACTCCACCACCTTTAACAGATAGCCACCTAAGTTCTGCGGTATGGTCTATAAGACCGTCTAATGTGTCTGGAACATAAGTAAGAAAGCAGCTGATTGGTAATGCTTTAATTGGTTCTCCTTTAATTGGGGCATTTGATAAGACAGGAGATGCATACATAAACCAGCCTTTTGAAACGTAATCATAAATTCTCTGTGCAAGTTTTAAATTACCATTACAAAAAGCAACTGCTGCTCGAGCATATGCCATCTGAGGTGACCTTTCATCGTCACGACAATAGTAATCTTTTAACAATTTAAATGATTGTTCAGAAAGATCCTTATCTCTCTTTGTTTCAATTTCAATACCTAAGTGCTGCATGTCTTCTCCTTATTCTTGTACATATTGTTCTGATAAAGGAAAGATAGCTGCGATGGCTTCAGCAACAGCTCGTGCAAGTTCAATATGTTCTAATTGTGTTCCATGACCACTGCGAAGTTCGATGTAATGAATCCAACTTCTTAATGTACCGTTTACATACAGACGAGAGACGGTATTTCCTTCAGGTAAAACTGCTCTTGCTTGCTCTTTCGCAATTCCTTTATCAATTGCCCATTTATATAATTGTTTAGCTTCACGCATAAACGCCATTTGTTTCATTCGCCAATCTTCAGCGATTCTTCTTTCTTGTTCGTTATCTCTATCAATATCAATAGAATTTTGACGATTCTTTGGATCTTGTAATCTTGCTTCTCTTGCGACAAATTCTAAATCATCAACCGGGTCGGCATATCTTTGACTGAATTCCTGAAAAGAAAAAGAACGATGTCTCAATAATTGTCGAGCAATATCTCGTGTCGTTTCAATTTCTAAACAAGCACTCACCATTTCAAATGGAGACCAATGCTTATGTTTAGCAAGGTACTTCAAAAGTTTTTCCGATGTCTCTTTATTATTTTGGTTTGATGGATTACTCACTCTTGCGCAGTAAGCAATTAAGTCCTGAGCTGATTCGTTGTACTCAGGGGATTGACTATAACTAATCAAATTAACCTTCATTATCTATGTCCTTTTCCATTGTTGAAATTTCAATTTAGCCTCTAAACCTTTATAAGTAATTGTTCTCATTAAACTCTCTACACATTTTATATTACCGCTAAGAACCATTTCATTGATGTCCTTCCCAGGTATATCGTTTGGCCATATTACAATCTGATGACCCATGTCAATAATTTTTTCCATACGCTTATGAATCTCGCGATTACGAGGTTCAGCGTCAAACACAAAGACGGCATTCCCTACATGGTCAAGTGCATTCGTATTGCCATCGGCTCCTGCCATCGCAACAGCGTTTGATAAAAACATACTATCCAACGCACCTTCGACCACGTAATACTTTTCTTTAAAGTTTACTTTGTCGAGTCCAAATATTTTAGGTACTTCATCAAACATGATGGTAATATACCTAAGGCCCTCAGGGTCAAACCCTCGAGCTGAGACTCCGAAACATTTTCGGTCTTTGTCTAAAAAAGGAATAACTAAGCGAGGCTCGTCTTTCTTTACGTTCTCGAACTTATTTGGAATGATTCCGTTAATCCATTCTTTAAATCTTGGTGCGAAATAAAGACGGTAATGATGCTTAGAAGGAATACTCCTTTTATCTATATATTTCTTTACTGGGTGATTATGTGGGAGCTGACTGATTTTTTTTAAGTTTTTTAAGACATCACTGTGAGAGAATTTTGGTTGCTCAAATTTAGTATCATCTAGAGTTGATGTTTCTGTTTTTGGAGCATTGTTTGCATTGTTGATAAATTTCTCTGCGACATAATCATTGTAGGAAATGGGGTCGACTGCTCTAAGAAAGTTGGAAAAGGAATGACTTTCACCGCAGTTATGACAGTAAAAGTAAAAGTTGTTTTCTTTCTCAAGCAGCCAACCCCGAGCTTTAGATTTACTTTTCTTTGAGTCACCACAAATGGGACAACGAAAGTTAATCTTGTAAGGGTTACGATTCGTTATTTTGTATCTGTCCAGACGACCAGCTAAATGCTGTGCGTACTGAATATCCACAAAGTCAAGCATAATATAAAATCCAATTTTTGTTAATCTTTCAGGCTATTATATACTAATATAGGTGAGATGTCAATGGTTATTTTTGAAAAATAACCGATAGGTCAGCATAGTTTAAAATGAAAGTGATAATTGCGAATGCTCCTAGCATCCACCACTTTAGATTTTCCAAAGAACGGATTTGTTGTTCTTGTATGTTTACTTTATCTTTAACGTCACGTACTATATTATCAATAATTGCCAAAGTTTCAGTATGTCTTCTTTCGTGTGCAGCTTTTGTTTCTTCTGCCATTACACGATGTTGTTCTTTGCCTTCGACCATTGCATTTAACATTTCTTCTTTGAAAGCTTGCTTGTATTCATCAAGTTCTTCCTTCATAGCAAGACGAGCTTCCATGTTCATGCGTCTTTGGTCGGCAAGCCTTTCATCCATGTATTCAATTTTGGTCTGAAAGTTCTCCATGATTTGCTGCTGCACAGCAAGGGACTTGGCAATGTCTGCCATCCCATCTACTGCTTCATCAACCTTATCAAAGAATTTTCCAATTGATTGGATGTCTTTTTTAATAAGGGCAATATCGGTCTTAACGTGGTTAAGGTCGTCAGACATATTTACTCCAGTTAGTTTGTTATTATACCACTAAATCCATTATATGTCAATGGATATTTATTAATAAGTTGGGGTTAAACGGAGAGATATGTCAATTATTGTTCTGATTATTTCTCTCAATTGCTAAGCCTTGCGCAGGCTCGTCATCTATCGTCACATTACGATAATATACAATAACCTCTCCAAGTTCGCGAATGTATCTACGGAGCTCCTGAGTGTTTTTAGCCATCATTTGATAGTCACCGATTGTCATTGCGACAAATACAACATCTCCATTGTTGAGCTTTTTCATTTCATCAAGGAAACGGTCAAGATACGTATATCCTACAGGCCATTCTGGATGCTCTCTTTCTTCTAAGGTACAATCCTTCGGCCTTTTAGTTTTGGGTGTTCCATCGTCCTTATATTCACCTGTGGGGAGGGCCTTACAAGGATTAGTAATTACTGCTTCAGATACAACATACCATTTAGGATTTTCTAATTCAATAGGACGAGGTAAAGTTGGTTGTATAATTTCTATTTTTACAGGTTTCGTAATAATCTCGACTTCTTTTTCGCCGAAGATATTCTGTAATGTACTACAACCGCTAAGGAATGTCAGGAGCGTTAAGCTCGCTAATAGCTTTGCTGTCATTTTCTATATCTCCAAATACTTCAGCAGTTCCATTATTAAAAGTTGGTTCAATCAATCCTGGTTTAGCAACTGCAAGTTTATTTAAATTGTGTCGAGCAAATATAGCAAGATACTGATCCTTCTCTTGCTCTATTTGATTATAATTACGTTGAAGGTTTGCTAACGATTGTCCTTGTCTCTCATAAGATTCTTGCATAGCAGCCATTGTAGCTTTCTGTTCTTCAACAGCAGCTTCCAATTTGACCGCGTTCTCTTTAAGAGTCACATTTTCGTTATATAACCAATATGAACCTAGACCAAGAACCAATATAATTCCTATGAATAATTGGTTAAACATTTTAGTCTTCTTCGGTAGGAATCTCTTCAGCAACTTCAGGCGCTTCATCGGCAACAGGTTCGGCTGCTAGGTCAGCGGCCATAGTTTCTACTTCTGCTACTTCAGGGTTTTCCTGAGTCATGTCTTGATACTTTTGATTTAATGCAGCTCTTACTCGAGTTGTCATTTCATCATCAAAAGCTTTCTTGAGGTTAAGTGGATTGTTATCCAACGCTTGCGCGATAATATCATTTACTGGCATTTGTATTCTCCATTCATTATTTAAAAAAATTATTTATACTGATTCCAAACGTGACATCAAACGTTCTGCTCGATTCGTCACTTGTTTGTACCATCTTGAATCACGACCTTCTACTGCAGCCGTTTTCCAATCTTCATCAAGAATTGCTGCGTGCATTTTCTTGAACTTACTTAAACGCGTTCTTCCCATGTTGAACATCATATTAACTAAGATTTGTTGTACTTCATCAGGTAGGTCTCCAAAGACTCCTTCTTCATACAATAATTCGCATTCACTGATTGCGATATCTAAATCCTTCTCGAAACATTCTTTAACTCTTTCTTCCGAGACAGGCGTACCAACTTCAGCTCCATGTTCTGGGTCTGATTCTAATACTAAGTGACCTACACCAAATGTAGGATAACCAAGGTGGTCGAGATATACTTCATTCACTACACCTTCGTCAATTTTTAATTGTTCAAATACTGCTTCTCTGTCCAATTTCGTATCTTTAAAAAACATTTTTACCTCTATGTTAATGTTGTAATATCAACTGCAGATGTACCTTGGAATTCTAAAAGTCCTGCTACGATACTCTCTGCATTTTCTTTAATAGTGTTATCATAATAAGTATCACCGCCTGCATATTCATATCCCCACAACGCAATATCAACTGCTGTGTTTGCTGTAGAGACTTTTGAGATTGATGTATTGGAATAATCCTCGGAACTTAATACAGCAACCATAGGTGACACTGCATAAATATTACTTCCGACTGCTACATCATAAGTTTTAATATTAAGCGTTACTTTCTTAATTGTGTTATCAGAGTCAAACTTGAGTACTTCAGCTAACTCTAATACCTTATCATAAGTTGGCATAATTAACCGTAATTAGCTTCCCAATCAGTTCTTGGGAAATTAGCAAAAGATTTTAATCTACCTAACTCGTTTACCATATCGCTAAAATCTATTTCCTTTGGCTCAACGCCTCTTGGAAGTTGTGGATTTTTACCTGAAAAGCCAGGATAGATATCTAATGCAAAATCTAAATTACCACCACCGACTTTCAATCTTTCGCCTTTAGCAACATCCATAGGACCAACTAAAACTTCCTCTTCTTTAAATCTCATTCCTAATTTTTTGAAATGCTTTTCTACAATTTTTAAAGCGGCTTTAACATCTTTAATAACAGGTGCTGATACATTATCTGCATGCATTGCTTCCTGCTTGATTTTAAATTGTGCTCTAAATCCTGTAAGAGGTGCATCACGAAACGGCGGCTTATGTGTAAACTTTTCGTCTATTGTTTCTTCCCACTGTTTAAAAGATTTCATAACTCTTCCTTTTTAATTAACCTGCAGCTGAACCCATAGCTTGTTTTGCCGCAGCACGCTCTTTATCGCGTTCTTGTTTACGTTTCTCACGCTCTTTTTCGACTTCGTCTTGATTCTTTTGCCTTTCGGCTTCAGCAGCGTGCTTTAACTTAATTCTTTCTTTTTCTTTCTCTTGACGTTGTTTCATTAACTCGACTTCAGTTGCTTGCCTTGCTTTTAGCTGAGCTTGTGCAACCGCATCTTCATCAACCATTATTGCGCCAATCAAATCACGAACACGTTTCTTGTGTTTCTTTTGATTCTTTTTAGAAACGCCGGGTTCACCTTGAGGACCTACTCCTAGGCCGGCAATGTTTCCACCACCTACACTATTTACAGGTTCTTCTTCCATTTCACGTTTTGCTATTTCAGCAATAACCGCGCCGTATTCATCCAAGAATCTTTTTAAAGCCAATTCCAAATCTTCATCAACAGATTCTTCTGTTAAATAATTTGTAGCTTCAATTCTTTGCTGCTCTTTAATTAACCAAAGAGCTGCTGCATAACTTGCCAGTTTTGTTTGACCACCAGGTAGTTTACTTAAAAGCTTTTTGATATTTAATATCATTTGGTCAAACACACCAAAAGCTTTCTTTTGCTCATTCTTACCAAAGTCCTTACGCTTAATGAGAATATTGCCTTTTTCATCAATGATTCCCAACTTATAAGCAGGCCACTTATTAAAAGGTTTTACCAACCTCTTAATAAAAGAATAAGCTAAAAATAAATCTACCATTTATATTTCCTTAAGCCTTAGTTTGATAAGTTCATCTCCTTTAATAGAATCTGAATTTATCATCATATCATCGTATACTAATACCTCAGGCATAAAATTTAAATACTCCACGAATGGTTTTAAATACTCGTGATATTCGTGCAACCTCATGAATAACATGTTCGTTGCGCCTGGACCAAACACATTGAATATTACAATGAGATGGTTCAAAATCAACCTTTCTTTCAATTCAGAATCTTGCCTATAACGACTGAAGAGTTTACGAAGATATTGAAATCTTTTAATATCCTCTTCGAACTCCGACATCTCAGTACACTGAGGATTGTCATAGTGTTTCATCGCATATAGCAGAAAGGTTGATTCTGTCAAATTCATAACAATAAAAGGCTAACTATTTAGAATTAGCTGTCAGCTACAACTGTATCGTCACCAGTTCCTGTCACACCTAAGTCACCAGCATCAACTGCAGATACCTTCATAGGTACCAAGCATTCTGCATAATGACGTCCGTTTGATGTGTGGTATAACCACCAACCAGGACCTTTGAGACCTTTAGCTCTGTTAGCAGCAACACCTGCCTCTGTTAAGTCAACGAATACTGCGTTGTCTTTATCATGAGACTTGTTAGTGTTATCTGCACTGTCTTCGAGCCACTTAGGTACGGAAGCTGCCGCGTCTGTTTTTCCCCATAGTGCCATTGTTATCTCCTTGTTTTATTTTATTAACGTTAATAATAAATTTTTATTTTAGAACTTTATATAGTTCATCGACTAAGTCGGCTTTCTTTTTACGTTTGTCCAACTCAATTCCTGCCTTACGACCTTCAGCCTCAAGTCCAGCTTTTGTTAGTTTACCTAACGCAGCTTTAGTAACTTTAGGACCTTTAGCAACAGCAGCCTTTTTAGGTTCTGCTTTTGCTTTTACAGGTTGTACTTTAGCAGGAGCTTTGTCTTCAACACCAAAAAGCTTTTTAATCCAATCAATCAAAAACATAATTTACTCCTATTATATAATAGAATTAACTGCCGCAGTTGCTAGCAGCTAATTTCTTTTTCTTTGCATCAGGCTCGAGAGTATCAGATGCTTCTGTCTCATCGAGGTCTTCTGCCTTTTCGTTGTCTCCTTTCCAGTTTGCATCAACGTAATTAAAGAATTCTTTCTTCTTCTCATCGTCGAGCTCTGCTGGAGATTCAACTCCAAACTTTTTCAAAGCAGCTTGGAAAAACTTTTCATATTCTTCCTTGTCGCCAGATTCGGCTTCTAATTTAGCCATAACCTTTTGCTCAATCTTGCTTTCAATAATTTCCTTCCAATCCATTTTGGACTCCTAATTCTTGTTTAATATGTTTATTTATAACAGTTTGGTTATTCTAACTTCCAAATTGTTTACACCTTTAATTAATCTATGGTATTCACCTTTTCTTATTGTAAAGCCAATACCGGGTTTTAATAATACAGGTAAAGAGCCTTCAGGTTGAAATTGCCAACCATCTCCACTCAATACTTCAACAATTCTATCTTCATTATCTCTATGCCAAACAAACTCTTCATCGGATTGTTCAACATCAAATATACGAATATCTTCTATATCCTTATATGGCTTACCAGAAATAATCTCCGCCACCTTTGAGTCCCAATTCTTTTGCGTACTTCGGTAATCGACATGCCCAGTATCCTGCACTGAATTTGTCATCTTTAGTATCGCAATTATGTCTTGATGCAAAGTTCGCCGCTGCCTCTCTATCATTAATTTTAGCAGTGAGTCCACCTTTTTCATCACCGAACTCAATTTTTTTAATATTACCTGTGTCAGGGTTTCTAACATAGACAACATATTTCTTATCTCCACTTGAACGCTTTGGTTTATTTAATTCAGGTTCTTCGTCAAGTTCAATCATCGGAGTTTCTAAAGGAACGGTCACTCCTTCATATAGTCCGAAGTTTTCGTATTTCCAATCTGCTATCTTTTTCATTAGTGATCCGATGGGTCGTTTCTTGCTGTTTTGTTTGATAATATAAATCGCCTATTTGGATT